CCCGCGCACGAACGCCACCTTGACCGTCAGCTCCAACCGGGCCATATCCGCGAACCCGGAGAACGCGCCGCCCACTCCGGCCGCAGACACGAACGTCTGCCCGAGCAGCGACACGGCAGGGCCAGACAGGGCGTCCAATGCTGCCACGTCAACCACCGTTGTCACAAGATCACGTCCTCAGCCTTCTGACGTCGCCTCGGGCCCGGCACAAGCGCCGACGCCAACGGCTCCGTGTCGAACGTGATCTCGAGCGGCTCGAAATAATGCCCGTGAGTATGCAGGATCGGATGGCCGCGCCTCGCCGTCTGCTTCCCCTTCACCAGCCTGATTCGGCGGCCGTCGAAATCGAACGTCGCCGCCCTCGTCACAACCATAATCTCGCCGCTCATCGTCTCTGCTCCTCTCGGAAGTGTGGTGGCCGCCGGGCCTTCGTGCGCCCGGCGGCCCAAGACCGTCCTGCCTTACGACGTGACCGCGATCCGAAGCATTCGGAACGCCTTCTCCGTCATTAGCAATGACGTGTTGCGGAAGTACACGTACAGGCCCATCGCCCCAGTGGGCCGACGGTTCGCGCCCAGCACCATCGGATTGATCTGCGTCGTGATCCCGACCCTGTCGACGATCACGAAGCCCTTCCCGAAGTCGCCCAGCACGAGCACGTCCTCGCCGCCCGTCGTCACCAGCGCCGACATGCCGGACGCGATGTTGACGGGATAGTCGAGCAGCGTGTACCTGCTCGTCCCGCCCGGAATGTTCTTGAAGCCCTGCGAAACGGGCACCCAGAAGTCCGTCCGGTCGGCCGCCAGCGTCCGCAGCGCCGAGAACGTCGAGCGGTTCCCGATCCACTGCGCACCCGTGTCGAACTTCGGCGGCAGATCCGCGATCAGCAGATCCAGGTCGTCGATCGCAAGCGTGTTCGCCGTGTCCGTGTTGATCTCGCTGGCGGTACCGTCGAGCGCCGTCACGATCCCGAGCGGCTCATCGTTGCCGGAGCCGAACAGGAACTTGTCGGCCTCGGTCGCGTCCTTCGCCTCCTGGAACATCCGCGCCAACGTCGCACGGAAACCGCCCCAGTCGTCGTCGGCCTCGATCGAGAACTCGACGTAGCCGTGTGCCTTGACGACGTCGGCCTCTGGCGTATCGAACGTCGGTGTCTGATCGCCCGCCTGCGCCAACTCGGCCTCGTACACGACGGTCACGCCTTCCGACGTGATCCCCCGCCAGTGCAGACCCGTGATCGTCTCGACCCGCGAGATCGCCCGCAGCGGATTGGCCGCGTCGTCGGAGGTGAGCAGGACGGTCGGGTCGATCGTAATCGGCACCGGCGTTTCCGCCCCCAGCCCCGTGTGGCTCACGGCAGCCTGGATCGCCTGCTGCTCCTGCGTGTTCAGCTGCCGGCCCATGACGAGCTTGCCGTAGGAGCGGTCGTACAGATCCGATCCCGTTAGCAGCAGTGACTTCGCGAAGGCGCCGTCCTTGTCGTCCTTGCCGAGCAGCCGCTCCACATGCGCCTTGGCCTTGTCGGGTGTGTCGGACTCGTAGGCAGTCTGCTCGTTCGCCCGCCTTGCACCCTCACGGTAGATGCCGGCGAGGTCGTCCATGTTCTGCGCGAAGCCGCGGTAGGCGGCGACGTCGTAGATGTTGTCCGGCACGCTCGAGGGATTCCGCAGGTTGCTCTTCGTCCCTGCCTGCCCGATCTCGATGATGTTCTTCTTGTCTCTCGCCTTCGCCTCGAGGTTGGCTCGGCGGCTCTCGAGGTCGGCGACAGTTTCCTCGATCAACTTCCATTCGTCGTCGAGCGCCTTGAACTCCGCCCGGGCGTCGTCATCCATCAGACGTCCGGCGTAGTCGGTGTCGAGCTCGGTCTGTCGCGCCTTGACCTCGTCCTGGCGGGCGCGCAGCTCCTCGATCGTCTTGGGTCGTTCGTCCATTGTGATCAGCGTTCCTTTCGCTTTCGTGTGAGCGCCCCTTGGGGCGGATTCGGCGCGGGCGGTTGTGACCGCTCCGCGTACTGCGTGTGTGAGTCCTGCGCCGCGTTCAAGCTCGGCGAATGCGACGGAAACCGTCGTCGGCATGAATGCCGTTCCTGTGGCTCCTGCGCCAACCAGGGCAGCGACCTGCTCGACCTCTACGGCTTCGTCTTCGTCGACTATCACTCCGGTGGCACCTGTTGGCCCCGTGAGCACGAGCAACTCGGCCCGTGCCCTTTTCGTAGCCGGACGGCCCTTCAGCAGCCTGGCGATCGTCTCGTCAAGCGACTGGATCCCGTCGACCATTCCGGCCGCCAACGCGTCCTTCGCCGTCAGCATCCGGCCCTGCCCGTAGCTCGCCTCGACCTGTGCTGTGCTGACGCCGCGTCCTTTCGCGACCGCCTGCACGAACATGTCGTAGTACGAACGTACGGTTGCCTGCATCGTCGCTTTGGCTTCGTCTGACAGCGGCTCGTCAGGGTTCCCGTCGACCTTGTGCTCGCCCGCAAACACGTATGTGTAGTCGATCCCTTCCTGCTCGTTCATGCCGCTGAAGTCGGTGTGGATGTTGAAGACGCCGATCGAGCCGACCATCCCGGACGGGCTCACATAAAGTTCTCCCGCCTGGCTCGCGAGGTAGTAGGCGGCCGAAGCCGCCATCGTGTTCGCGACCGCCACGATCGTCTTGCTGCCGCGTGCGGCCCGGATCTCCGTCGCGACCTCGTCCACGAGTGCGACGGAGCCGCCTGGCGAGTCGACGTCGAGCATGATCGTGGAGACCGCCTCGTCCGCAACCGCAGCCCGAAACATCTCCACCCACGTGTCGAGCGCGACGCCGCCGCTCATGTCGCTCATCAGCCCCGCATGCGGCATGATCACGCCGTGAATCGGGAGCACGGCAATCGCCCCGCCCGGCTTCGGTGCCGGTGGCCTGCCCGGCCCGATCCGCTCGCGAATCTCTACCTCGGTGAGGCGTCCGCCGGACGCGTGGAACGCGACGATGTCGCGCAGGGTCAGAAGCGCCGAGGGCGTCAACGCCCAAGGCGTCTCAGACACGAACCGGATCAACTGTCGATCCCTCATGCTGCTACCACCTTTCGTTTCAGCCCACAAAAAAGCCCGCTCGCGGCGGGCAGGAATGTCGGAGTGGAATAGGTACTCACGCTGGTATCAGCGCCTTCTGAGCCTTGCCGTTCTTGCGAGGATCAGCCTCCGCAGCAGAAACCGTTGTCCACCCGGCTTCGAGCAGCTCCATGATCTGTAGCAGGTCGCTCTTCGTCGAGAACGTCAACGCGGCCCCAGGGTCAGGCGTTCCTTGGTTGGATGTTCCGGGCGGCAGCAGTTGCACGGACACGAGGCCCGTGTGCTTCAGCCGTGTCAGGTCGTTCGTGTCAACAGCATCGACGACGGAGGCAGGGTCGTAGCCGGCGCGAATGAAGGACTCGACGGCCTGCGCATGCACCTGCATGATGTCGGCTGCCTTCTTGTCATCCTCCTTCAACGCCGGGATGTCGCGGTCGTCGTACCAGAGCTCGGAGTCGGCGGGTGTGACGATGATCCGTTCAAACGATCCGGCCAGATTTCGCCATGCGGGACGCGCCCAGCCGTTCGCGAACTGCCGCCACACCTCCTGCAAGTTGCCGGCGTTCAGCGATGATCCCTGCAAGCCGGCGGACACGGATACGATCGCAGGCGGAACCATCGCCGCCGCGGCGATCCGCACTTCACCGGCACTCTGCACAGACGAGAAGTCGGCCTCCTGCAAATTGGAGCCGATCACCGTCACATCAGCTCCGGCTGCGAGGAACAGCGTCCGGTAGGGGTTGCCCAGCACGCCCTCGCGTGTCTCACGGAACTTCGCGACGTATTCCTCGAACTCCTTCGCGTTCTTGACGTCGAGCTTGACCGCCATGTTCGGAGTCCCACCACCCTCGAAATACTTGAGCTTGTGCGATGTTGATTGTTTGTCGGCACGGATCTCTTCGATCAGAGGTGTCAGCCAAGACATGCCGCGGAAAGGTGCCAGCGGGTCCGGGAGCGGCGCATAGTGCGCGACCGTGTCGGCGTTCAGGATCTCGATGTCTCGGCCGGAGCCGGGGCCGCCGGGCTTGTAGATGTAGCCGATCGGCACGGCCGCGAGGTCGTACCATTCGACGTCCGGGTCTTGGTCGGAGCCAAGGACAATGCCTGTCCAGTCTGGCCGCATTCGACGCAGCGTCTGGTCGGGCTGCATATGGATGAAGCAGTTGCCGGCGATCGAGACGTCGACTTCGGCGAGCGCGAGCAGGTCTCCGGTTGTGCCGCCCGGCCACGGTTTCTCCAATGGCGCCAGGTCGCGGTTGCCGTACATGCGGCCGGGGCGTCCGCCGCGACGTTCGCGGAACTGGAACCGTGCTTCGCTGAACAGCGCCATCCGATTCGAGATGCACGCGAACACGATCGGGTTCCGGTAGTAGCAGGCGTTGACGAGGCTAAGGAAGTCGGGGGCGATCACCTCGGACGTGCCAGCCAGGGTTTGCTGGAACATCAGCTCGAGCCCTTGTAGGTCGGCCCACGGCAGCGTGTCCACAGACGCCTTCGGCGTCGGCGCCAGGGCAGGCGAGATCATGCGGCGGAACCAGTTGCCCTTCGGCTTCTCAGGCATATGCGAACATCGGTTCCCTCGAGCCGCCGTGCACGAAGTGCCACTTGGCGCGGTGCAGCGCGATGATGGCGCCCACGGCCAGGTCGATCTTATCGGGCGAGTCAGCCGACGACTTCGTCACGACGCGGTAGCCGCGTCGGTCGACGGGAACGCAGTTGGCGAAATGGACGAACAGCTGGCGGTGGTCCTCGAACCTGACGGCGGCGTCACGGATCGCCTGCTCCATGTCGTCACAGGCCGGCCCCATCCTGGCCGGCTTGTTCGTCGCGAACACCTCCGTCGAGTCGTACG